AACATTCACTTTTCCCCCCTTCGCTTTGGTGATTGCTATTTCAGCTCTACGCAAAATTCCATCCGATATATCCAGACAATCATCACCACGTAACTCTGCTCTTAGCACCAAGTCGCTAATCATTGCTTCCAATACTTCCAATAAATTTTGATTTTCATTTGTTAAAATTTGGTTTGCCTCACGTTCCGATTCAATTGATGGCAAATGCTTACAGTTAAATGAATATTCTTCTATCAACAATCTTTGATTTTCTAAAAGATGCTTTGCTGAAATTAGTCGACTTTTTAAAAGCTTGTTTTCAGCTTGCAAACTTTCCAGCGCTTCAACAGGTTCGGCGATTGTTTCGACGGCATAGGCTTTACTATTACTCATTCATTCTCTCCTTTATAACTCATCAATCTAATCCATAAACTTCTGATAAACGCACAATATGGCGTTTTGGCGGGTTTTTTCTAACGTTTTCAATCGAAATTCTACGCATTGTTTGCCTTGGCTCTGGATCAAATTTTCCACGAATAAACAAACAAATTAATGTTTCAGCAATAATTCGTTTCTCAGGCGTAACGACTGGCTTTGCTGTTAATTTTTTTTTATGATTACCAGTTCGGTTATAGGATCTAATGCTTTTCCCACCAGCCCGTATTTTTTGGCGGGTTTCGCTAATGATTTTTGCAACATCATTATTTTTTGCAAATTCAATTAACTCGTTTTTGTCGTAAAAATAAGCATTTTCTTTTTTAAATACAGGTTCTGGCAAACTTGCTGCTCGTCTTAATTGTCGAAATACAGAAAATTTTAAACCTAAAATTTCACAAGCTTGTTCAGTTGATAAGTGCATTTACAAACTCCTCTAATTCATCCGCCATCTTTTGAAATTCATTAGCAGATTTCAAAACTCGATTAACTTTTGTTTGTTTAACGCCGCTTGTGTACCAAGCGTTACCCTGTTCAATCATGTTTTCTGCATGTGCCAATAGACTATTTCTCTCTAATCTAATTTCCTTTATTAAGTCTTTTTTTGCTTCTGCAATTCTGTCTTGTATGCCTATTGGCACATCATAATCAGACCAATAATGAGACGTTTGTTCTAGTTCATTTAGAACATTGACTGCTTTTCTAATAGCTTCAATCATTATCTTTTCTCTACAACAGGCTTTGCTAAATAAAACACATGGTTATCAATCACTCGCTCAACTTCACCATTTTGGCGAGGTTTTGCACCTGTGTTCCAACTATCCGATTTTTTAACTACTGCCGGAAATTTGTCAAATAAAACGGCTTTGGCTAAGGCTTGATAATAAACTGTAAGGCTTTTTTCAGGCTGGCGCTTGTGTACGCCATCGACATGGCAAATATCGCTATATTGGTGATTGGCGCGGTTTTTTGTAGCTTGTCCCACTGCTACAGCACCAGCAACAGACTCGCCTCTAGCCTCACCATATATGATTTGACTCAAACATTTAACATCATCTGCCTGTGCTTTATAAGCTGACAAAGCAATAACTGGAACAAGAAAATAAAGAGATTTCATAGTTCCACCCATCTATTCTGATAATCGTCAATGGCGTTTTCATATTTGGCTTCCTCATTTTCTTGTTGAATGGTTTCAATAACTTTATCAAGCATAACGTCTAGCCATTCGGGGCTTATAATGTTTACTAATTCATAGCCGTGTAGCTTTGCTGATGATATGTAAATATCATCGTCATCACATTCATGTTCAACTGCGAATGGAATTTTTTCAATTTCAATAATCATTTTTTTCTCCAAGTGTAATGGGTTAAACGCTTGGTATTTTCTAAGCTCGTGGTTTCCTCGGCGGCTTCATGCCATGCACCACAGCAAACTAATAAGCCTAAGCCAAAGTAAGCCGCCATAGGCTGTTGGTACATCATGGCGCACCAAGCAGAACCCACTGCGGAAAAAAATAAAACCAAAATTATCAAAGCATCATATTTTTTCATTTTTTTTCTCCATGTATAAAAATAAAGTGCTTGTCTTTCCAAGCTGTCACCGAACGATTACAAAAAACCCCGAAGCGGAAGGCCGTGTTATCCAGCTTGCGGCTACTGGCTGCCAAGTTCAGCAACATTTATCCGTGTTGCTAATGATCTTTCGGGTTGATGGTATCCAACTTATTCAACAACTGGCTCCGGTTGGATGCGGAAATCGCGTGTCTAATTCAAAATTTAGATTTTTCTAAAATAACTCCCCTCAATCATGGCGCGCATCAGGTACTTACTAAACGTCAATATATCCTGACTAGGGTCTGATCTTGCCTTTCGGCACATATTTAGCCCATTGAGTTTAACCATCAAGTGATTGGTATTTGTTAGCGCATATCAGGCTTAAGCCCCGCCAACTGGTTCTTAAAATACCAATCCTTCATAGTGCTTGTCTTTCCAAGCTGTCACCATTGGTTTAGGGTTGGTTTCCCTGATGTCGCGACCATCACGGCTGGCGACTGGTGAGGAATTACCAGAGCAGAGCGGTTTTTATGAACGGCATCTGATGAACCAGTCAATCGCCATGCGTGATGGTGCTGTCTTTCCAAGCTGTCATGGTGGTGGCGCGGACATCAAACTCGCGCTATGCCTCGCGTAAAACAGTCCGGTTCTGCCCATACTTGACGATGTCATTTACTTCACCATCACGACTGTTGACTGCTTGGCATTTAGGCGTTATCCAAGGTAGCGATTCCCACCGTTGCCAAGATTTCAGGTCTTTTCACGGTACGCTTCAATCAACATGCGTGATGGTGCTGGTTACGTTTATCCAGCGGCTGCGGCTTACGCCCGTAAATATAGCCATCATCAATGGATAACCACGAAGTTAAAACCATTGGAGCAAGTTCACTATGTAAAACTTGGACAATCCTATATTCGCGGTTTTTATAACTCCAATCACCGCCAATCGAGTCGAGCGCCTTTTGTAAGGCACGGTTAAATACTAATCCTTTTTTAATTACTGTGCAACTTTCTTTTATCGCTCCAAAATAAAAAAGCCTCAAACGCTGCTTCATAACCCAACGCTACGCAAACAAAAGCACCTTCTTTTTTAGCCGCTAACAAATATTCTTGTTGCCCATCTTGCCATGATGATTTGGTGTGATCCTTGCGCTTTAGCTCGCAAATAAAAGCAGGACTGCCAGGAATAATAATATCCGGTGCGCCTTTGGTCATGCCTTCTGCTTTCTGTTTAGATACTTGGTTAAAACTGCGTTTGCCTTCGTTTCTAATGTGCGTGGCAATCAAACCATAAGTATCAGGATATTCTCTGCGAATCTTAGCAAAAAACGTGACCGCCTCAACAGTTTCACACGCACAATCACCACGAAATTTAATATCACCATAAACAGGTATGTCAGTATGGAATTTCATCAGGTTCTTCGTTATATCCTATGATCTTGTAAAAGTTATCAACTTTCTTATAACTAATTGTTGATGGCGGAACACAGCCAGTTTCGGTATTTTCCATAAACCGATTGTAGTCCCTACGCATTTTTTCATTAAACCAAACTGAAAACGCTCGATATTCTGTGACAAATTCAACTTTTAAACAAGGATTACCAGCTCTGCTTAATGTTGGCCATACCACCATTGATATGACTCGATCCGTTTGCAGCCGTGTAGGATCTTTTTTTAATGCTTTGAAATCCGAAGCCAACTTTTCATTTGGATCAATGATTTCACCTTTGCACTTTTTGCAATGCCTAGCGGCAATATCATTCTCAGCTTCACAATGCGGACATGGTTTAAACGTCCATCGTTCATCGCATTGTTCAAATTTTCCTGTTCTAGTTATGCTCCAGCCATTACAGCGCCTCCCCCAGTGTGCAGGCATTGCGCCAAATTCTGTTTCAATTTTATGGCCTTCAAGGTCTAAAAAATAACCGTCAATGCTGACCTGATAACCATCTTTATTTTCTTTGGCGGAAAACTCATTTTCTTGGCCGCATTTTGGACAAATGCATTTAATAAAGCCGCTGCCACCCGATGACATTGAGGCTTCAATTTCTGGATTAAAAATATCACCATCTGGACAATGGCGTTCAATGTTTTCGGCGTAATCTAATACTAAACAATCGGCTTTGTTCGGCGCTAGACGTAAACCGCGCCCAATTATTTGTTGCAATAATGCTATTGATTCAGTTGCTCTTAAAATAGCAATAACATCAACGTGTGGCGCATCAAATCCTGTCGTTAATACCGACACGTTAACAAGATACTTAATCAACTTGGCTTTGAATTTGCAAAGAATATCTTCACGTTCAGCAGGGGGCGTTTCACCAGTAACAATAGCTGATAACTCTGGTGGCAAACTTGCCATGATTTCATTAGCATGTTGTACCGTGGCGGCAAAAAACATCACGCCTCGTCTGTTTCTTGATTGTGCCACAACATCACCAACAATCGCCGATGTTAATCTGCCGTGGCCATGATAAGCCTTATCAACATCTGACGCGCTAAACTGCCCCATCTTATTCGTTTGCATATTGATGGTGTCATAATGCTCGTTAATAGCACCAACAATCGGCTGCGTTAAAAAACCTTGGTCAATCAAATCTTTCGCTTTTACTGTATAAACCCGCTGCATAAAGAATGGATCTTTTGCTTTGTTTTCACCGTGCGCTTTGCCATTTTCATCTTGGTGATAAATATAGCCACTACCAAGGCGATAAGGCGTGGCTGACAAGCCTATTATTCTAAGCTTTGAATTGTGATTTTGAATTGATCCAATAATATCTTTAACTGTTGGCGTTAGCCGATGCGCCTCATCAATAATAATTCCACAAAACCGATTACCAAAACGATGTATTTTGTTTTTAATGCTGACTGGCGTACCAAACACTACAGGGTATCTGGTACAAGTTTCGCCCACGCTGGCGCTAAACAATGAGCAAGGATTGCCAGTTTCTCGATACTTTTCAGCGTTTTGTTCTACCAACTCTTTTGATGGAACAATCACCAATATAGATTTGCCGTTGCTAATGGTGTGCAACGTGTTCGCAATTGCCGCGACAATATGACTTTTTCCGCTACCTGTTGGCAGTTCCAACAGGCATGGTTCGGTTGATTTTTTAACCCAATCTATTGCGGCATCGTGGGCTTCTTGTTGATACCATCTAAGTTTCATGTAAATAAATCACTTTGCTGATTAAAAGATAAAGTGCTAGAACTGTTTTCGCTTTCTATTCTTTCAACAAGTATAGATGTTCTTGTTTCTTTACTTTTTGGTTGATAAGTGCCTTTCCATTTCAAATCTATCCCAATGTTACGAGCTACGTTAGTGCTATCAGCAGAAGCCAAAGGTAATTTGCTAAAAATTTCTGGGTTTAACATTCTTAAACCATGCAACTTGCAGATGGGTCTATTTTTATCATCAACAATAAACGGCAATACATCATTCATTCGTGCTAACAACTTGCCAACTTTAGCCGCATCATATTTTCCAGAACTACCTATCCCAACTTTTGGGTATGTGTTAGCTAATCTAATTAATCTGTCAATCGATTCGTTTGTATGCCAAACTGCAAGTCCATTATGTTTTTGAAATGGCCAATCTTCTAAAAGTTTATCGTTTTCTTCTTCTGTGCCGTCAATCACATCAGGAATAACAGCAAAATCAAATCCTGGATGATTTTTCCATTCATGCACAAACTGATAATAATCTAGCCAATTTGTAATTTTCCCTGCTTTCCAAAAACTAAAAGCACCATTATCAATCGCAAACGACTGGCTGTATTCAGCCGCTAATCCAATTTGACTTGAATTAGCATAACTAATGAAAGCATGTCTTCCTTTCCATGCTTTTATAGCGCAAGTATCTGGTGTTATTGGCCCCCCGTGGTAATGAATCATTCTTTATGCACCTTGGGAAACTGACCTGATGATTGAGTCACCATAGCCCAACATTTAGGAGTTTCCCAAACTTTGACGCTAAACAAATACTTGGTTTTAAAGTTATGCAAAAACCAAGCAGCAATGTTTTCAGCGGTGGGGTTTTCAAGCCCGTCAATGTCATTCAAATATTGATGATCCACAATGTCAATAAGACGTTTAACTTCTTTATCCATTTCGTTGAAATCAATCCCATTGCAAAAACCTTGATGGCAAATTTCCCCACGGACTTCAAATTCAACAACATAGTTGTGTCCATGCAGCCTATGGCATGGGTGCTGGTCATGAACATGTGGCAGCCTATGAGCTGCGCTAAATTGATATTGTTTTCCGATCCTTGCGTACTGCCAATCTTTTTTCATGACAATTTCCAATACTCAGTTGGGTTACCTTTGTATGCAGACAAATCAGCATTTGGTATTAGGTCTTTAATTGCCTTTGCATAGGATATAGCGCCTTCACGAATAACCTTGGTTAACTTATGACCGTTGATAACGCTATCCTGTTCACCGCAAACCTGCACAAGTTCTTCTAGCAAGCCTTTTTTCTGTGCTTCTAAATCTTTAATAGCATCGCTAATTTCTTGATACTTAATCACCAACTGCTCGGCAATGTCCGTTTGTTGTTCTTTATGCTTTGGCTCACAATAATATTGTGAGTTTGGTTGTTCACGCTCAAACAAATATTCAACATAAAAGTCACCTAATTTTGGCAAGTTTTTATCAAGCCATTCTTCATTTATTTCAACCCGTTCAAGTTTGTGAAAACGCGCCGACCATTGATAAAAGTCGCACCATTTTCTGTCTGTACAATAAAGCTGGAATTGGATTTGCGCGTAATAATGCGGCTGCTCATCAATTGATTTAAATTGCGGTTCAAGCTGGTCTTTTAGACTGTAAGGGCATTTAATTTCAATCAATCCATCATCGCCTATTAAACCATCTGGTGACGCACCCAGCGCTGTACCTTTAGTATAAAAACCGCATAGCTCAACTTTGTTGTATTGCAACTCATAATCAGCTAACGCCAATGGTTCATGGTTTGTGCCGTAATTCGTAGCCGCATTGCCTTGAAATTCACGCTCTGCGCCGTGGTATTCACGCACCATCTGACGCATAACGTCCTTTGGCTTCATAAAGGGTGATAATCCAAGGATTGCGCCAACACTTGATGCGGTTATGCGACCTTTTCTGGCGGCAAACCATTCTGTTGTTCTTTGTTCTATGTTTTGGTTCATCGTTTAAAAGCCTCGATTTCTTCGTTGGTTAATGCGGTAAAACTAAGTAACGCTTTTAAATGTAGTTCTGCGGCTTCTCTGGTTTTATGTGCTAGACCTTGGTTAAACCATCTATTGCAAGTCATAGAATCACCAAAGATAAAACATTCTACTGTATCGGCTGATAAATATACGGTGTAGAATTTATCCCCTAAACTTGGTTTAACCCTAATAGGTTCAGGAACTTCATACCCATTAATATTAATAGTTCTAGGTTTGACTTCCCAATCTAATAGGTGAATAGACTCTTTGTAAATAGAGTTTTGGTCAACTACACTATCTTCATCAAGTCTTAGAGTTATCTCTT